AGATGATTAGGTCACCGTCCTCGACACGGAACTCGATGCTCTTCTTCAGGTCGCCGGTGCGCTCCGGGCAGTACCGGCGAGCGTCCTCGGCGATGTCGGGCCCGAGCTTGTCCTCGAAGAGCCGCGTCACAGCCGCGTCCACATGCTCGCGCCAGCCGTCGTCGATCTCGACACGGGATGCCACGAGTTGCCTCCTCAGTCCGAGCCGATGGAGACGCCGGAGCGCTCTCGCAAGGTGAGGATCTTCGGCGCCGGGTAGTAGCCGATCCCGGGCTGCGCCTTGATGCCCTCGATTAGGTAGAAGGTTCCGCTGGTGACGTCCTGGATCGTGTCCGTGGTGATGATGTCCACCCACGCGTCGACCTGGCAGAGGATCTCGCGGATGATCTGCTGTCGCTGTGTTGCTGCGTCGAAGTAGGTCTGCGAGGTTTCCGCCAGTGCGGCTGGGATGTTCGCCAGGTAGGTGACGCCAACGTCGGACAGGTCGCCGTAGGCGTTCGCCTGGGTGCCCCGGTAGGTGTTAATCAGCCGGTTCCGGAACCGCAGGACGGCGTCCCTGCCGGACGCCCCGCTGCCGCCGCGAGCCGTGCGCTTGCGGGCCATCACGCCACCCGGCGGTAGTCGTCGAGGATCATCTCGACCTCCTCCGCGAGCACCGCAGTGCCGCCGGCCATCTGACCAGACAGTGACTGGGTGGCGATCGCGTCGATCGTCTCCAGCGCCATGACCGCGGCCTGCAGCGCGGATGCTCGGATGACATCCGGCGGTAGAGCCGACACCACTGCGCCCGCGCCGTGCTGGAAGCCCAGCGGTCCTGCGAGTGTCAGCGTTCCAGGACCGGCCTGCGCCGTGCCGCCCACTCCGGGCAGCTGAACCGGGGCCGTGGCGGAGGCGGAACTGACCTCCACGAACTCCGTGCTGGTGCCGTCATAGACGATCCCCACAGCGCCAGCCCACGCGGTGACGTCATCCACCGCGAGGGACTGTGCCCCAGGGCTTGCCGCCGTGGTGAGCCCGGCGTGCGGCCAGCCGTGGATGTAGGACAGCATTACATCCAGGCCGCCCTTGCCGTGATCCCACGTCACATAGCCTGGCGCGACATCAATGCGGTTGCCGCCCTGCGGTCCCGTTGACGGCGTTGGCGCGGCCGACAGGATGACCGGGTTGCGGACCTTCCACAAGCCCGACGGCACTGCCGACCACGAGGACGGGAACGAGCGCGCCAGCGAAGTCTGAATCGCGACCACGCTGGTGACCGGCCACCGCTTTGTGATCAGCGTGCCGATCCGCGTGCGCCGATCGGACGCCACCCGCGGCAGCCCTGGCCCCTGCAACTCTTCCGTGGCCACCGTGGCTCGTAGTGGCTGCCGGCAGTAACGGTCCACCGCCGACGTGGCCTGCCAGCAGACCTCAGCCAGCTGGGCCGTCTGCTCCGCGGTTGAGGCTGTGAGCGTCGGGACTGTGTTCCAGCTGAGCCCGGCCGGGTGGGCGGTGAGCATCGCTGGGGTGATGTAGGGCGTAGCCAAGGTCGTCACCCCCTCCGGTCACCGGTCAGCCGTTACTCGCCAGAGGCTGCGCTCCGGCGGCCTCCCCGCCTGGTAGGCGCCGCGGGCGCTTCGGTCAGGGGCTGGGTGGCCTTGGCCGCGTTGACGAGCTGCTGCACGGCCTCCATGAGCGTCGCCGGGTCCCGACGCCGCTCCATCTCCTCGGAGATGAGCCGGTTCTGCCGCTCGATGTCGGTCTCCCACAGCGGGCGGCCGCCGACGGCGAATCCGTGCAGCTGGTCGGACAGCTCGTTCGGGAAGTCGAAGCCGCCGCTCTCGTCAGCGTCGAAGTGTCCGAAGACGGGGTGGTCGAGCGCAGTTGCGCCCGTGCGCGTGTACAGGCGCATGCCTGGCTCCTTGGGATGAGGGGAAGCCCGGCCGGGGCAGTCCCGGCCGGGGTAGCTGGTGACCGGTGGGCTATCAGGCGACGTTGGACAAAGTTGCCATCGCAACCGGCGCGCGGTTGATAAAGCTTCCGACAGACCGGATCTCGAACTCCTTGCGCGGGCCGCCGCCAGCCGTGTTCGCCACGCGGGAGACGCCGTAGTCGAACTGGGCGGTGTCACGCAGGGCCCGGTACTCCAGCACAGAGCTGATGTTGGCCTGCGGGAACGGAACTCGGTCCGTTCGCGCAGCTATGGTGCCGGGCGGCAGGGAGACATGCACCTCGATGGGCACAGTCGTCCCGCCCGCCGGGGCGTTGACGATCTCCCCGACCCGGCCGCCGGCGGTCACGGAGACACGGCCGGAAGCGTCGGTGTTGAGGTAGGTCGTCGCCGAGGATCCGCCGAGGATGAGGTTGGCGATTTCCTGGGCCTGCGCGGCGTTGACCATGATCGCGGTGGGGGAGCACTTGACCTGGTTCCACAGCGGCTGGAACAGGTACTGCTCGATCTCGGTGATGGTGCCGCCGGTCAGGGTGAGGGGGGCGCCGTTCAGCGAGTTCCAGATGCTCGGGTTGGCGGTGCCGGTGCCGGGCTGGACCCACTGGCCGGAGCCGTTGTAGTCGCCGGTGAGCGAGGCGAGGAAGCCGTCGTAGTCGTTGGCGTTCGCGGAGCCGTTGTCGGCGGAGGCGTTGTAGTTGGGGACGGCGTTGGCGGTGCCCTTCCAGCTGGTGGAGAGGTCGGGGACCGAAGTACCGGTCGGCAGCGCGTTGTTGCTGCTGATGGTGCCGGTGATGGTGACCGTGTTGGTCGTGGTGGTGGTGTAGTAGAACCAGGTGGTGCCGTTCGCGCTGTAGAACCAGTCGTAGCAGACGGCGCCTCTGATCGCGGCGACGGTCGCGGTGATGCTGTTGGTCGACCCTGAGGCGAACGTGGTCGAGGCGCTGTTGCCCTGGGAGTTGCCGGACCCGTAGTAGTAGCCGGAGCCGGTGCGGGCCGCGACGCCGACGTAGGCAGTGACGGCGCCGATGGTGCCGCCGGTGGCGTGCTGAGTGAGGGTCGGCGCGGCTGCCGCGGCGAGCGCGAACGACTGGGCGCCCATCAGCTTACGGTCGTCGGCGATCAGAACCTGGTTGAGGACCTGGAAGGTGGCGATCGCGTACGGGTCGCCGTAGCCCTTGGCGAGGTCGTAGGCGTCCTGGGTGACGAGGCCGGCGTAGCCGGTGGGCTTGTAGCGCGCCTGGAAGTCCTGCTCGAGGAAGGTGGTCTCGTTGGCGGCGTAGTCGAAGCCCATCGCCGGGTCGGGCTGGCTGTTGGTGAGGTTCATGATGGCGCGCCAGACGGCGTACGGGTTGCCGTCGGGGCTCATCGTGCGGGCGATGATGTCGCGCCACGGGGTGACGACCGGAACGAGTGAGACGAGCTCGGACAGGTCGTAGCTGTAGATGCCGGTCGATTCGAGGATGCCGGACGTCTGGGCCTTGGTGATGGCGGCCAGCGTCTCCTCGGTCATGTTGGCGAGCGGGGTGCTCACAGGTTGCCTCCTGGGCATGCGAAAGCCCCCGGGCGCTTGGCGTCTCCGGGGGCTGAAGTCAGGTGATAGGGGCGGCTGTTAGGGGCGCCGCTGGTGGATCTCCTGGAGCTTGGCGATGGCGAGGGTCTGCAGGTCGATGGCGGCCTTGTTCTGGCCGCCAGCGTCGGCGCCGCGGTACAGCTCGTTCTTGAGTTCGCGCGCCTTGGCGATATCGATCGGCGGTGCGCCTCGGTCCTGGCCGCGCAGCTGGTGTGCGGGCGGGACGGCTCCGTTGGTGAAGACCCTGGGGTCGGCGGGCTGCTCTTCCAGCGCCCCGATGCGGCTCTTGAGCGTCTCGACGAGCTCCGCCAGCTCGATGACCGCATCACCAGTCTTGGTGATCTGTTCGGTCTGGCCGGCGCCGTGTCGTACGAGTGCGTCTTCGACCGCAGCCAGGAGGCTGCTCTTGAACATCTCCGAGGGGGTCTCGGTCGGGTCGGTGGACTTGGTGATGCCGTCGCCGTCCTCGTCGTCGGAGGGTGCGTCGGCGGGGGTTCCGGCCTGGTCCGCGGGCTGCGGCGTGAGGTCGGTGGTCTGGGTGTCGTCGGACGAGTCGTCGGTGCTGTCGTCCGTGTCGTCGCTGTCGGTGGAGTCCATGTCGTCGGGCTCCGCGTCGGCGTTGGCGACGGGGGTGATGTCGCCCGGGTCGACGATGCCGACGAGTCGGCCCTTCTGGTCGTAGACGACGACCACTTCCGCCTTGCTGTCGCCGTCGGCCTTGCCGACCTCCGAGACGGGGATGCCGGCTTCCGGCTTCGCGTCGGGCTCCTTGCTGCCCATCGCGGGCTCCTGGCCGGAGGCCCGGGTCGCCTCGTCGGAGGTGGCGGGCTGCGGCATGTCGGACTCCTCGTTCGCGGTCTTCTCCACCGGCGCGGGCAGGGACGCCAGCACCTTCTGCAGGCTGGAGACCGCGTCGCGGATCGCCTGCTCGTTTGCGGCCGACAGACTGCGGCCGGCCTTTCGGACCGAGGCGAGGGCCTCGATCGTGCCCACCGGGCCATCGGCGCTGGCAAGGGCCTTGCCGACCGCGTCCATGGCCTCCGCGCCGAGGATCGCTTCGGCCTGCTCGTCGGCGGCGAAGGTGGCGAGGATTCCGATGACGTACTCCATGGCGCACTGCGCGTCCTGCAGGTCGAACGCGTCGTCGGCGTCGCCCGGGTCCGCGGATGCGGCTTCGAGGAACTCACGCTCGGCCATGACACCGAGGGCGTTGTTGACCCGGTAGGCGATGCTGAGCCACTTCTGGGCGGTGGCCGCGTCGATGGCTTCCCACGCCGGACTACCGGGCTCGTTCACGTCGCCGGGGGCGTCCATGTCGTCGTCGGGCTCGGCGAGGACCACGGTGGGGTCCATGCCGTCGACTCCGTCGTCGGGGTCGCCGCCGACCATCTTGGCGACGCCGGTGTCCTTGGCGGGCTTCTCCGCCTTGGCAACATGCTCGGTGGCCCCGCGGCGCAGGCTCGCCTCGTGGATGAGCTTGGCGATCGCGCCGGGGCTGCCGGACATGGTCACCGTCTCCCTACTGTCGTCGGTGGATTCGGACTTGCCGAGCAGGTCCCGGATGTAGTCGGGGTCGAGGAGGCCGGCGCTCGCGTCCTGCTTCCGGAGCAGCCAGCCAGCTGCGCCATTGGCCGGTCGGTCTACGAGGTCCACGCGAGGCACGCTGGGATCCACCAACTCGGTGAACCCTTCGTCGTCGGGGATGAGGTCTGTCACGGGTCGCTCCTGACGTCTCGTGGTGTGATGCGCCGGGCGAATCCTTGGGGGCTGAAGCCGTTGACCTTCCCGGACTTGACGAGCCGCCATGCGGCTTCGTCGCAGATCCCGCCGATGAGCCAGTCACCAGCCTTGATGACGCTGCCGTCGGGTTGCTCCCAGTCGGGCCCGCGATATATGTAGCTCTCAGTGACAGTGAAATGGCCGATGGTTTCGTCTGGCCCGTGGAACAGCCCAACCTCGGCGCCCCCCGGCAGGAATGACCAACAGGCCTTCTCCAGCTCAACTGCCGTGAAGAAGTCCCGGCCGCCGTCGGCGCCCTTGGCTATGCGGGGGTCCCGGCCTGCCTGGTACGCCAAGCCGAGGACGTAGCGGGCTTCCTGTGCAGGCACGGCACCTCCTATGCGGGGATGGGTGCGCATCTGCAGCGTGGGTGGAGAGGCGGCATCGGGCTGCTGTTGATGGGGCGCGGGCCGGCGGCTTCCTGCGCGAGGCAGGCTGGGCAGACGTTGTCGTCTTCCTCGGACAGCCACCGGATGCTGGCCACACCCTGCTGCTGGTAGGCGACTTGGGCCGCCTGCCCGGATGCGCGGGTGATCTCGGTGACCGCGACCGTCAGCGCCTTCCCGGTGTCGGTGAGGACGCTCGTGAGCGCGACGCCGACCTCCTTCGAGGTCGCGCCGGCGATGAGACCCGTGACGAGCCCGCGGGCCAGGTCTCGCATACGGGACTGGGCGACGCCCTGTGCCGTTGTGGGGGCGAGAGCCACTGTGTCAGCGAGGCCGCCGTCGGCCTGCGCCTGGCCGATCACCTGCTCGGCGCTTGCTGTGTTGCCAGGCTGCCACCCGCCGCGGTCCGCCTGTTGTCCGGCCAGGACGGCTTGAGCGGAGGTGAGTCCGATCAGGTAGCCGTCCGTATAGAGGCCGGGCAGCGCCTTGGCGAGCGGTGCTACCAGGTCAAGCCCCTGCGCGGTGAGCCACGCCGTAGCTGCGGCGGTGAGCGCGTCCTTGTCCGGCTCACCGTCAGGCTGCGGCTGCTGTGCGAGGTAGGCGGCGGCGATCCGCTGCCCCTTTGAAGCGCTCAGCGCCCCGGCCAGGGCGGCGGCGATAAGGGGCGCCCAGTGGTCGGCGGCCGTCAGGTCCGCATCCCACCCGGGCCACTGCGACGCCCCGTCACCTTTTCCCGCTGCGGCCTTCACCAACTCGGCTGGCTCGTCATCCTCGGTGTCGCAGCCGAGGGCGGCGAGTACGTCCGGCAGTGACACGAGCAACTCGGGGCGCACCGCCGGG